TTGAATATGACATTATGATTCCTGAGATAAATAAAACAGTAGAAGTTAAAAGAGATAAACATACTGATAGAACTGGTAATGCTTTTATAGAAACTTACTGTAATAAGATTGAATCAGGTATTAATGCAAGTACAGCAGACTATTGGGCATATCTAACTAAGACTATGCTGTATTGGATTAAGTCTAACGAATTAAAGATATGTATATTAGAAAATAATATACCTGAGGGTAAGAACTATATGATTGATGGAAAGATAATAGATGCTTACCTGATACCTATAGATATATTTAAAAACTATTGTATGAGAATAGATACATTAACTGAGGAGCAACTATGCCAATTAAATTAAAACCAAGTGTAAAGATTAGAGATAGAGCTACTGGCAAGACAACTACAGAACACTACTACTTAAAGTGTATGACACTTCAGGAGCTTAATGATTACATTGAATCATCTAGTGCTAAGAAGAAAGTCATACGAAAATGTAAGAATGAAATAATCAAAAGAAGGCATGATAAATAAAATTTGTGAAAATTGTCATAAGATGTTTCTCGCTAAAGGTTGGAGATACAAGACCTGTTCTAGGAAATGTGATTATCAATTAAGAGGTAAAAAGAAATTTATTGAAAACATACATTCTTGTGATAATTGTAAAAAAATATTTTCTGATAAAAGAACTAATAAAAACAAATTCTGCTCATTAAAATGTTCTAGTGAATATGATGTTTTAAATAGATTTGGTGATGGGATTGATAATAGATTAGAAAAAGAATGTAAGGGTTGTAAAAAAATATTACCAAATAATAAAGAATATTTTTATTTAGAAAAAAATAAAAAAACAAGATTAATTTGTAAGCAGTGTTGGGTACAAAATAATTTAAAAAATAGAAAAAAAAGAAGAGAGTTAGGTCTGTCAAACTGGAAAAAATCGTATAGAAGAAAAATCAAAGCAAAAGAACTAGGAATACCTTATGAATCTTGGTGTTTAATTCTTAAATTAAAAAAAGAGTTATCTGCTAAAAGAAAATCACTTAAACTTCTTAAAATTAGATTAAATAAATTTAATCCAAAGTTAATAAAAAAAGATGCAAATTGGTATAAAGAATATTACAAAATATCAAACACCTTATGGAAGGAACTCACAAAAGATAATCCTAATAAAGATGCTTTGATTTACAGGATAAGATATAAATATGATACAGAATTTAATCTTAAAGAAAGATTAAGAAGTCAATTAACAAAACAAAAAAAGAAATATCCAAATTTAGATTATGCAGTTAGACGGGCAGTATCTAAAAATCAAAATACCAAATATTTAGATATTTTAGGATATTCAAAAGAAGAATTAAAAACTCATTTAGAAAAACAATTTACAAAAGATATGACATGGAAAGCATTTAGGAATGGAGACATTCATATTGACCATATAAAACCACAATCATTATTTAATTTAAAAGATATAAATGATGTTAAAGAATGTTGGTCTTTAAACAATTTGCAACCATTATGGGCAAAAGACAATATAGCTAAATCAAATAAATATAAGGAGAAATAAATGAAAAAAGAAAAGATTGATTATGTGAACTCGCCACCACATTATAGAAAAGGGTCTATCGAATGTATTGATGCAATTAAAGCTGCACTAACTCATGATGAATATAAGGGATATTTAAAAGGAGCAGCACTGAAATACATTTGGAGAGAATCTTACAAAGACAGTAATATACAAGACTTACAGAAGTCTGTTTGGTATATTAATAAGTTAATAGAACATTACGAGAACTTATGAAGATAGATAAACAAAAATTAGAACAGAAGATTAAGGAAGGCAAATCATCACATGATATTGCTATGACTTATGATGTGCATCCATCTACTGTTAGAAGAAAAGCTAAACAGTTTGGATTAAAGTTTGAGACTCAATCGCATTGGAGAAAAGGATGACTGTAACAGTTCAGATTAAATCTAATGAGAAAGAACTAAAAAAGAAGATGGGTTTGTTTCATAGAAAGAAACTACCTATTGCAACTGCAAAGGCTATAAATGAAATTGGAGCAAAGGTTGTTAATGCTGAGAGAGCACAAATACAAAAGAAATTAGACAGACCTACTCCTTTTACAATTAAATCAGTTGATATGCCACCTAAGTTTAGAGCTAAACCTAGCGACTTATCTGCATTGATATTCATTAAAAGCATTGCTCAAGATTATCTAAAGTACGTCTATCAAGGTGGTATAGAAAGACCCAAGAAGTCTAAAATATTTGCACCTGTTACATCTGCTGGTGGTGAAAGATTGAATAAGCATGGTAACTTGATTGGACTAAAAGCTAAGAAAGTAGATAACAGAAAAGATTTGTTTCTAAATAGAAATGCTTTATGGAAGAGAGAGGGTGATGGTGGATTAAAACTTATAGCTGTTGCTAAACATTTTATTAAGCATAGAAAGTTATTGGATTTCTTTAAAATAGGATTTGGTGTAATTAAAAAGAATTACGATAAAGAATTAGATAAACAAATAAAGAAAGTAATAAGATGAATGTAGCTATAGACTATGACAATACATATACCTTAGACCCAGTAGCTTGGGATAAGATAATAAATATATTATTAGAATCTAATCACAAAGTTTATTGTGTAACCAAGAGGTATGAAGCAATAGCTGAAGATATTAGAGAAGCATTAAATATTCCTATTATCTATGCATTAAAATCTAAACTAGAAGCAGTGCAGTCAGAGAGCTTGCATATTGATATTTGGATAGACGATAAACCACATTCAATAACTCCTTACAACGCCCTTAGACAAGCTCACAACCCCTTTAAATATAACAAATGGAGCAGATAGCCCCTATGTCTAGGTTCTTCTACAAGCTGCAAACCAACGAAGGTTGCGAGTTTTTTATTTTTTTAGACTGTACAAAAATTAAACAACCTTATTTTTAAGAAAAATGGCAACACAAAGAGAGTTAGCAGAACATTTAGGAATGACCCCACAATCACTTGGTGAATTGGTCAAAAAGGGCATTATTACAGTAAAAAAGGGCAGGTCACCTATAGACCTAGACTTTAGCAGGATTGAATACATTAACCACCTAAGAAAGAACGCGAATCATTATAAAAAGAGTGGAACTGGCGGAGATATAGTTGAAGAGTCTACAAGATTAAAAAAGTTTCAAGCTGATAAGGCTGAGCTGGAAGTTAATCAATTAGAGGGAAAACTAATACCAGCAGATTTGGTTAAAGATACGTGGGGAGACTTTGTAGGAAATGCAAAGGCAAAGCTACTAAATATACCCACCAATCTAGCTCACCAAGTATTAGCTGCTGATAATTTTAATGAAGCAGAAGAATTAATCAAAAGAAGTATATATGAAGCACTAGAGGAGCTATCTGAGAATGGATTACCAAGAGAATATGCAGAAAGTACTAAGTCAAGTACAAAATCTGTGGAAACCACCGACAGAACTTAAGATTTCAGAGTGGGCTGATGAATACAGGTATCTATCTCCTGAATCTTCTGCTGTAAGTGGTAAATATAGAACTGACTATGCACCTTATCAAAAAGAGATAATGGATGTGTTTAATGACCCCAATATTGAAAAGGTAATATGGCAAAAGAGTGCTCAGGTTGGTGCAACTGAGATATTAAACAATGTGATTGGTTATTACATACACATGCAACCATCCCCAATCCTTGTTATGCAGCCAACTTTACAGATGGCTCAGGCATACAGCAAAGAAAAGTTAGCTAATATGTTAAGAGATACTCCTGTTCTAAGAGCTAAGATTAATGAACCTAAATCTAAAGATAGTTCTAACACTGTTTTATCTAAGAAGTTTGAAGGTGGCACTACTTTAAACATGGTGGGCAGTAATTCTGCTGCATCAGTTGCTAGTCGTGCTGTTCGTGTTCTCTGTATAGATGAGGTTGACAGAATGGAAGCTAGTGTTGGAAGTGAGGGTGACCCTGTTCTTTTGGCATCAAAGCGTACTCAAACATTCTTCAACAAGAAAATATATTTATGTAGCACCCCAACAGTTAAAGGCATTTCAAGAATTGAGGCTGCTTTTGAAGAAAGCGACCAACGATATTACTATGTTCCATGTCCTGAATGTAATCATAAGCAAACTTTAAAATGGTCAAATGTGGTTTGGGAAGAGAATAAACCTGAAACTGCTATTTATACTTGTGAAAATGGATGTGTCATAGATGAATCAAAGAAATATTGGATGCTAAAGAATGGAGAATGGAAAGCTACAAGGGAAACCAAGAAAGTAGCTGGATTTCATCTAAATGAATTATATTCTGTGTTTAGCACATGGGGTTCAATGGCAGAGAACTTCTTAGAAGCTAAAAAGCAACCTGAGATGTTAAAAACATTTATAAATACATCATTAGCAGAGACTTGGGAACCTGAACCTGAAGAAGCAGTAGAAGCTGAAGGGTTAATGGCTAGAAGAGAAAGCTATGATATGGAAACAATACCTGATGAAGCTCTTGTTTTGACTTGTGGTGCTGATATACAGAAAAATAGAATAGAAGCTCAGGTTGTTGCTTATTCACATGACTATGAAATGTGGGTTGTTGATTATAAAATCATCTATGGCAATACTGGTCAAATACAAGTTTGGAATGATTTTGATAGATATTTGCAAACCAAGTTTTCAACTCATTCAGGTAGGAATATGACCATTGCCTGCACAACAATTGATTCAGGTTTCCAAACGCAAATGGTTTATGCTTTTACCAAGAATAAAAAAGGCAGAAGAATATTTGCAATCAAGGGTCAATCACAAAGTGGCAAATCAGTTGTTGGTAAACCAACCAAAGTAGGAAAAGAAAATAGCACACTATATCCAGTTGGAAGTGATACTGCTAAAGAGGTAATTTATTCAAGACTTGCATCTGAATATGGATATTCTACTTTGCATTTTCCATCAACAGTTGATGAAGAATATTTTCGCCAACTTACATCAGAGCAGAGATTTGTTAAATTTGTAAAAGGTAGAAAAACTTTATACTGGAAACAAATTAGGGAACGTAACGAAGCTCTTGATACGATTTGTTATTCATTGGCAGCTTGTTATATTCTTAATCCTAACTTTAATCTAATTGAACAAAGGTTATTAACAGGTAATGCACCTGAGCCTGATAAAAACAGAGCAGACCCTAATAAATTATCAAGAAAAGGCATAAATAGGGGTAATTTCGCTACTTCTTGGAAATAATTGATGTTTTTTGCAAAAAAAATGCACTTTTTTTACTAAAACTATATACATTTATATAAAAGTATATAAAATAGATGGTATACATTTTAATAAGGAGTTAAAAATGAAATCATTAAAAAATTTAAAACATTACACAACTGAATGGGATGTAATTATGGATACTGAGTTAGAGATAGTTGCAGATGCGTATAATTATGATGCAGAGGGTAACTTGCAAGAAGATTATCTACTTAAACCTAAATACAGCATTAAAATACCAAACTGCTGCACTGGATATAAATCAGTAACAACAATGGATGGAGAGCAACCTAGCTATAACAGAAACATTGAAACTATTTTATCTGATTTATCATTAGATGCAGATAGTAGTATTGCTGATTATCCTAGACATGGGGACACAATGAGAGTTTTTTACCATGACCTAGAAAAAGCTCAAGCTGCTTTATTCTTCATTAAAAGTTATGCTCAAGGTTTTGAAGCACAAGAAGTAGCATAATCAAACCAAAATCACAAAAGGCTCTTAATTGAGCCTTTTTTATTTTTTCCCTTTTTAATATTGACAATAGCTTAATGCACATTAGTGTTAGATGTAGATATATCTAAAACATTTATGAGGTTTTTGCTTGAGCAACAAATTTGATTCAACAAATTATCCACCCCAAGTTCCTACTGAGCTTCAGTTGGGAGATTTTTGGGCATGGAAAAGAGAAGATTTAGCAAATGACTATCCAGTAGCAGACTATTCACTATCTTATGAATTTAATTTAGTTGATGGTGCTACAGCTTCTAATTTTACATTAACAGCAACAGAGTCAGGCGATACATATATTATCGAAGCTACTAACACATCTTCTTACACAAAAGGTAATTACAACTGGGTTTCTTACATGACTAGAAGTTCTGATTCTGCAAGAGTCAAACTTGAAGAAGGTTTTGTAGAAGTTCAAGATAATTATGCAACTACATCTGCTTCAGTTAGAAGTCATGCAAAAATTGTTTTAGATAGTATTGAAGCAGTTATTGAGAACAGGGCAAATATTGACCAATCATCTATGTCTATAGCTGGAAGGTCATTATCAAGAATGTCTATAGATGAACTATTAACTTTTAGAGATAGATACAAAGCTGAATATCTAAAAGAAGTTAAAATACAAAGAATTAGAAATAAACGAGGGTCAGGAAATACTATCAAAGTAAACTTTGGTAGAGTTACTGGCTCAACTCCTAAGAGCTACACATAATGGCATGGTATAACAGAATATTGGGCGTAAATGAGCCTAAGAAGAAAAAAAGACAAGCATACAGAAGAAGCTACACTGGTGCTAATACTGGAAGGTTGTTTGCAGATTTTGTTACCACATCTACAAGTGCTGATGCTGAAATAAAAGATAACATAAGAATACTTCGCGATAGAGCGAGAGAATTAGCAAGAAACGATAGCTATATTTCAAGATATCTAAACCTGATGATATCTAATGTTATCGGTAAGCATGGCATAAGAGTTAGCTCTAAGGCTAGGAACGATAATGGTTCTTTAGACATTGGAGCTAACCTGCTCATTGAACGTGCTTGGAAAGAATGGGGTCAAGTTGGCAACTGTACAACTAATGGAAGATTATCATTCTTAGATTGTCAAAAAATATTTGTTGAATCACTATGTAGAGATGGTGAAGTATTAATCAGGAAAATAAAAGATAGCAATTCACCTTTTGGTTTCCAGTTACAGTTTTTAGAAGCAGACCATTTAGATGAAAATAAAAATGATGTTTATAAAGCTACTGGCAATAGAATCAAAATGGGTGTTGAAGTAGATAAGTATGATAAACCAGTTGCTTATCATTTATAAAAAGACCATCCTTACGATAGAGTTT